GTCGACGCATGCCACAACGAACGCAAAGTTGCGATGAAGATGACGCGTCAGTCAGGAAAGACCACAACCACACTCGGATATATTCTCTGGTACATTCTCTTCAACGAGATGAAGACCTGCGCGTTATTAGCCAACAAAGAACGTACAGCTCGCGAGATTCTTTCTCGAGTTAAACTGGCATATGAAAATCTGCCCATATGGATGCAGCAGGGTGTGGTGGAATGGAACAAGGGGTCTATTGATCTCGAGAACGGATCAAAGGTTGTGGCGGCGTCTACTTCTTCCAGCGCGATTCGTGGTACGACAATCAACCTTCTGTATCTAGACGAATTCGCTTTCGTTCCAAACAATATCGCCGACGAGTTCTTCTCTGCTGTATACCCAACCATTTCTTCTGGTTCAACATCAAAAATTATCATATCTTCCACACCGAACGGCATGAATCATTTCTACAAGATCTGCACAGAAGCCAAGCAAGGCAGAAACGGGTTCAAGCTCATCGAAATAGACTGGAGAAAAGTTCCCGGAAGAGACGAACGGTGGGCTCAAGATCAGCGAGCGACTTTAGGTGAAGACAAGTTCCTGCAGGAAATGGAAGGCGAATTCCTTGGTTCGGCTGGAACATTAATCTCAACTTCTGCACTTAAATCGCTTTCGTTCGTCGACTACCTCAAGAACATCCTCGGCGGTCTGCAGATTTACACAGAAGTTCAGCCAAAGAAGAACTACGTTCTGGTTGCTGACACAGCTCGCGGGACTGGTCTGGACTATTCTGCTTTCGTCGTCGTTGACATTGACGAAGTCCCATATCGAATCGTTGCGAAATATCGCAATAACGTCATCTCTCCGATGCTGTTTCCAAACATAATCGTACAAGCAGCTAAATACTACAACGATGCTTTTCTTCTCATCGAAAATAACGACGCAGGCGGGCAAGTCGCCGACACAATTCTAAACGACCTTGATTATGATAACATGTTCTATACCGAAGAGGTCAGAGGAACGACTCTCCTAAACCAAAGGATGGGTGCGATAACTGGAGTCAGGACTACCAAGAAGGTTAAGAGGCTTGGTTGTAATGCTCTGAAATCTCTTGTTGAAAGCCATAAGCTGATCATTGAAGACTACGACATTATCAATGAGCTTGCCACTTTTATTCTGAAGAGAGACACATACCAAGCCGATGATGGATGTAATGATGATTTGGCAATGTGTTTGGTTCTGTTTTCTTGGATGACAACCCAACCATTCTTTAGAGATCTAACCAACACCGATATACGTCAAAAACTGTTTGATGAAAAGATAAAGCAAATGGAAGAAGACATGTTACCGTTTCCTAGCAATAGTGAAGAAGCACAAAAGTTAGACAAATATATCGTTGAAGATGGAATTGTTTGGGAGTCTGGGCCAGAAACGAATCGTCGTTATGAGAGAATTTTCTGAGAAAACCCTTTTTTACTAAATATAGTTAGTTCCAGGAGAACTACGAACAATTCTAACAGGAGATTAACATGGCAGATATTACTTTAAAATCGCCTGGAATACAGGTCAGAGAAATCGACTTTACAGGAAAAAATGAACTGCAGCGCGGAATTACCACTGGCGCATATGTAGGAGCGTTTGAGTGGGGTCCGGGTGAGACTGTTGTTAGAGTTTCTGCCGAAGCAGGTTTGATTAGACAATTCGGAAAGCCAACGGAAAATTCGGCTCTTTCTTTCATGTCTGCTGCAAATTTCCTTCGTTACTCAAATAGCCTTGTTGTTGTTAGAGCAATAAATTCCAACACATATTCTGGCGATTATGCTACCGCATCAATTAATTCGGCGACGAAAAAGAAAAGAGCCACATATTTGCAGACTGGTGCATTTTCATTAGCAAACGTCTTAACAGCAAGCTGGGTAACAAGCACAAATTCCAATATTTCTGTGTCGCTAGAAACGCCTGCTTCGACTGGCGGGGTTAATGCGGCTGCTTATGTTGCATCGAGTCAAGTGAATGCTGGTATAAACGTTTCTGGAGTAACCATCTCCAGCGGCGGACTTGGATTCACAACTGCACAATTCCCTCTTGCTGTAACTCTCGCTAACACGTTAAACGCTGCGCAAAATACGACAGCAAATCTTGTTCTTAGCGATTCGATTGTCGGATACATTCCCCTTACAATCAAGAACAAGACAGACTTCGTTGATGATTTCTTATATACGGAAGATGCATCTTCGGGATCGATCTCTCCAGCAGAATATGGTGAGTTTGCTGCAAGATATCCGAGCGCACTCGGAGACTCAATGTTTATCTCGATTTGCGATGGTAAGCAAGCATGGTTTGCGAATGCTACTGGCTGGCAATCAATGACAACCAGCAATGATTCAAGTTGGGTGTATGCAACGGAATTTGATTCTTGGCCAGAAACTTCGGATTGGGCAGCAGATAATAATGTCGCTAATGACGAAATGCACATTATAGTCGTCGATAGAGATGGATTGCTGAGTGGAGTTAGATACGGAATTCTCGAGAAGTTCCAAGGCGTGTCTAAGATCAAAGATGCCAAAATTAATAATGGTGGTTCAAACTATTACAGACAAGTAATATTAGAGAATTCTAGCTACATATATTCTCTGGCACATCCAGGATCAAATACAACAAATTGGGGCGTCACTAAAGCGTCAAGACCTTCGGTCAACGTAAGCTGCGGATTCTCCGATAACGTTGCTTCGTATGCTCTTGCAAATGGTCAGGCTGGTCTGATTGGAGATACACAAATATCTGCTGCTTATGATATTCTCAAAGACAAAGTTGCGGTTGATATTTCTCTTCTGTTTACTGGCGACGCTAGTACAACAACTAAGCAGAAAGCCAGAGAAGTAGCTATGGCCAGAAAAGATTGTGTTGCGTTCGTTTCGCCCAGTCTTGCTGCTGTGAAAGATCCCTACAACGTAACTGATGCAGTTCTTACAGAATCTAGAAATCTTGCCAAATCTACATATGTCGTATACGACAGTGGATGGAAATGGCAATACGACAAATACTTTGACAAGTATCGTTGGGTTCCGCTGAACGCTGACATTGCAGGTCTTTGCGCAAGAACGGATAGAACAAGAGATCCGTGGTTTAGTCCGGCAGGAACTGATCGCGGTAGGATTCAAAACTGCATTAAACTTGCATACAATCCAACTCAGACTCAAAGAGATAGGTTATACAGGAATGCAATAAACCCTGTGGTAACTTTTCCTGGAGAAGGAACTATTCTGTTCGGAGACAAGACCTTCAGCATGAAAGATTCTGCATTCAGCAGAATTAACGTTCGTCGCTTGTTCTTGACGATAGAGAAAGCAATCGCGAAAGCTGCAAGATCTAGCTTGTTTGAGTTCAACGATGACTTTACAAGATCTCAGTTCGTCAATCTGATCGATCCCTTCCTGAGAACGATCAAGGGTCGTCGCGGTATTTACGACTATCAAGTGGTCTGCGACACAACGAACAATACTCCTGACGTGATTGATGCAAATCAGTTTATTGGAGATATCTACATTAAACCTGCCAGAAGCATCAACTACATTCAGTTGAACTTCGTAGCTGTCAGAACTGGAGTTGAGTTTAGTGAGGTGGTTGGTCGCATCTAATGCGACCTTCCATTCTTCGAAAAACATCAGATAAATTAGGAGAAAGTAAATGGCTTTTGATGTATCACAATTTAGAGCTGCGTTGGTGGGTGATGGTGCAAGACCTAATCTTTTCCAAGTTGAGTTGAATTTCCCAGACTATGTTACTCAGGGGAATTTAGCTGGACTTAAGAGCAGATTTCTTGTTCAATCTTCAGAACTTCCTGAGTCGTCGATTGGAACGGCTCCGCTTTACTATTTCGGAAGAGAAGTTAAGCTGGCCGGAAACAGATCTTATCAGCCGTGGTCAGTCAGCGTCATTAACGACGAAGACTTTGTAATCCGAAATGCTTTCGAGCAGTGGTTTGCTGGAATCAATTCGCCTGAAGGTAACATTCGCGACATCCGCGCAGCAACCCTAGATAATGGGTATGGCGTTGATGCCAAAGTTACGCAATATAGCAAGACTGGCGTTCCAATTAAATCGTATAAGTTTGTTGGTCTGTTCCCAATAAACGTAGCAGCCATTCAGCTGGGTTGGCAGTCGAACGACACTATCGAAGACTTCCAGGTAACATTTGATTATCAATATTGGGTCGATGGCGGAAGTGATCTTGGCGCTGCTCTGGCTCTTGGAGCTACGGTGCTTGGTGAAATTTTTGATTGAAAGTTGGGGGAGATTTCTCCCCCATTTTTTTCTATGATTGGAGAATTAAATGGCAATTAAATTATTTGGTTTCCAGATCTCGCGAGAGGAGGATCAACAACCTCCTCAAACGCCCATACCTCAAAATATTGAAGACGGCGCTCTTAATATTGAGACCGGCGGTCACTATGGAATTTATGTTGATCTGGACGGTTCTTATAGAAGTGAAGTCGATCTAATAACAAAATATCGTACCATGTCAATGCAGCCAGAAATGGATTCTGCAATCGAAGACATTATCAACGAAGCAATTGTTCATGACGATCGCGGACAAATCATAAAAATTCTCTGCGAAGAACTCAAACAACCTGACAGAATCAAAAAGATGATTCGAGAGGAATTCGACAACATTCTTAAAATGTTGGATTTCGGAAACGAAGGCTCTGAATTATTTCGTCGCTGGTATATTGACGGACGTCTTCCTTACAACGTTGTCATCGATCAGGAAAATCCCAAGGCTGGCATCATCAATCTTATCTACATTGATCCAAGAAGAATTAGAAAGATTCGTGCAATTAAAAAAGAAAAAAATCAACAAGGAATCAATGTTGTTGTTGGAACTGAAGAGTTCTATATGTACAACGAAAAGTCGGTGTCCGGAACTGGACAGAATCAGACCGCGCAGATCGCCGGCAACATTGCTGGATCAATCAAGCTGGCAAAAGATTCAGTTGTTTATATCACATCTGGTCTGATGGATCCAGCCAAATCTACAGTTCTTTCGTATTTACATAAAGCAATTCGACCGATGAACCAGTTGCGCTTTGTTGAAGACGCAACAGTCATCTATCGCGTATCACGAGCACCAGAGAGAAGGGTGTTCTATGTTGACGTTGGAAACATGCCACGCAACAAGGCTGATCAGTATCTAAAAGATGTAATGACAAAATTTAGAAACAAGTTGGTATATGATGCTGCGACTGGAGAGGTCCGAGATGATCGCAAGCACATGTCAATGCTCGAAGACTTCTGGATGCCAAGAAGAGGCGAAGGTAAGTCGACAGAAATCACCACGCTTCCGGCTGGTCAGAATCTCGGTGAAATGGAAGATGTGCTTTACTTCGAGAAGAAACTCTATCGCGCACTCAACGTTCCTGTTTCTCGGTTAGAAGCCCAGCAAGGATTTTCGCTTGGTCGTTCTTCTGAGATCACTAGAGATGAATTGAAGTTCGACAAGTTTATTGACAAGCTGCGTTCAAGATTCAGCATTTTGTTTGATGAACTTCTTGAGCGTCAACTTGCTCTGAAGGGAATTTGCACTCCAGAAGAGTGGCAAGAATTCAAACAGTACATTCACTATGATTTCATCAAAGATAACAACTTTACCGAACTGAAAGAGGCTGAGCTTCTTCAGAACAGAGTTCAAACTCTACAGCTTCTTGATCCCTACGTTGGCCGTTTCTTTTCAGAACAATGGGTAAAGACGAATGTTCTTCATTTTAATGAAGATGAAATTGAAAAGATGCAAGAAGAAATGGACGAAGAAGCCGCTCAAATGCAGCAGAGGCAGCAAGAACTGGCGGCTCAACAAGGAGCAACTAATGATGATCAGAACGGCGACGATTCTGATGAAAATCAACAACAGCAACAACAAGGCAATACAAGCCCCACTAAAAAGAAAATTGCTGATATAAATAATCAAGTTAAACAACTCGCTTCAGGAGATCAATAATGTCATTCGCCAAATTTGCGCAAGAAAAAGACGCTGCGTCATTCAGAACTACATTTCAAGACGCTATTCAATCAGCTATTGCCGATGAACTAGAGCAAGAAAAATTGGCAGTTGCTCAGTCAATGTTCGGCAGCGACCATCAACTTGAAGAAGAAGTCGAGCAGATTGATGAGTTGAATAAAGAACTGGGGAGCATTCTCAACCGTTATATTAGAGGAGCTACAGACGGTTTTGGCCCGCGAAAAGGAAGAGAGGCAGGTGTAGCACTTGCTCTCAGAAAGAAGTGGGGCAACAAAGAATATGGACTTGATGAACCAAAAGTGAAAGCTGTTCATCGCCCGACGAAAGAAGAAGTCGAGCAGATTGATGAAATTAGCAAGGAAGCAAAAGCTGCATATATGGGCACTGCTGTTGCAGATTTAGCTTCAGCAGCAATGTCACATGGAGAGAATAGAGGTAAAAAGCGTAAGCCTGATCCAGCTTTGGCACGCAGAATAAGAGTTCGTCAAGATGGTATCTATCGCGCAACAAAAGATATGCGTAAAGAAGAAGTCGATCAGATTGATGAAGGCGTTTCAGATAGAATGGGCGAGAAAATAGCTGCCGCTCGCACTGACAATGACGCTAAGAATATTATCTCTAGAACTTCATTAGCCAATCTTCATTCCCTCGCATATTATAATTTAGGTCTCGACGGAGCAACCCCCCACAAGTACATGAAACACGTTAAATCGGAAATTGCAAGAAGATATGACAACATGGACCACGGCTGAACCGTGAAGAAGTTTTCTGACATCAGAAGAGAGCAACTCTCTAACGAACAAGAAGAGGTCTTAGAAGAATCACATCCAGATCTTCCAATGACCATTCTTCTTGTTCGTAAAGGGATACGCATATTTC